CGAAGAACGGCTGCTCGTCGAACCCGGAAGCGAGGAAGACATGCTTGCTTGCCTTGTCCACATAGATCGAGGCGTATGGCTTGTTCTCGGCGTCCCGCTTGCCCATTTCGATCTCACCCAGACCACGGGGAGCGATGAGATGGACGCAGGAAAATTTGCGGTTGGAGTTGGGTTTCTCCAGTTCCTTCCGCATGGCGTCAGTGATGTTCTCGATGCCGAACTTGAGCGCGGCCTGCCGTGCGGTCATCTCATACTCGCGGGAGAGCGTGTCCACATAGCCTTCGTCGTCTTCCGAGATCGCGAAACTGCCGAGGTCGAGCTTGGTGAAGTTGAGGGAATTGTTTTTCCCCTGCTCGACCAGAATCGCCGCCGTGCCGAAAGCTCCCCGGTCGAGATAGAGTTCGTGAATCTCGGTGTAGAAATTACTGCGGGAGAGTTCGGCTTGCAGCACCTCGGTGCAACGCTTGAACCATTGCTCGATCTCGTCCTCGCTTTCCATCGCCTTCGGCGGCTCCAGACTGAACCACCGGCTTTCGAGTGGTGTCATCCAACTGAGTTGGCCATTGGCCAGAATCATGTTCGCCCGGACCGCGGTGGCGTCGAAGAGTTGAGCCTCGTCGTCGGTGGTGGGCGATGTCGTCTGCGTGAACATCGTCGCCTTCCGAGGCATGACATATTTTGCGATGTCCTCCCAGAGCGATTCCCATGTCGCCCGCTGGTGAACCATCTCAGCGTGGCGCTGGAGAACCTTGTCAGCGAGTTCGGGATTCTTTCCGGTCATGGTATCAGTCAAAACAACATCAACCGAGGGTCGAGGAACCCATCACAGCTTGCGAGGATTCGCCTGCGAGGATCGACTTCCGGAGTCCCTTGCGGCGTGCAGCCTCCGCTGCCATGTCGGCCTGCGGGTTGCCGGGATCGACCTGTGCAGAAGGCGCGGGTTTGTTCGCCTCCATCTGGCGCATCATTTCCTCCTGCGCCTTGCGCTGGGCTTCAGCCTGCTGGCGGGCGAGTTCCATTTGCTGCTGTTGGGCTGCGGCTTGCTGCGCGGCCTGCTGCTGCATCTGTTGCTGTTGCTGCTGCGAGGCTTGTTGCTCCTGCTTGCTTGGACCTTTCTTTCCGCCTCCTCCGAACCATGCTAAACAAGTGGAGAGAATGGGATTTTGTTCGTGGTCAGTGAGTCGCATCGCGTATGGAGTTTCGAGGTTTCGTAAATCCGGAGCGGGCGGTCTCGCCGACTCCATGCGATGAATGGAAGTGTATATGGGGCGAAGTTGCAAGGATTATTTTGACTGATACCACAATATATTGTGATCAGCCAGCAGTTCTGACACAACCTGTGGTATGCGTAGGCGGCATCGCGCCAGCGTTCCTCCGAGTCGTAAATGTCCACCGGGCGGGCGAGCATGAAGAAGTCCTCGGTGTTGATGACCACGCCATTCCATGCGGTGAGTTCGACCTCCTCGGCGAAGGATCGCGGCTGCGGGTAGCGCCGGTAGAGGTCGAGGATTTGGAGTTCCAGTTCGCGTTTCATTTTCTACTCTTATCTTCTCTTATCGGTTCTTGATGGGTTTCGCTTGGGTTAGCCATGGGTATCCCATCGGGAACCCGTGGGTTTCCCGTGGGTTATCTCCGCACCTTCCCGAATCCCCCACCCCGGAATCCTGCCGTGACTCGGATCGCTTCATGCCGCTCGGCTTTGCGAGGGATCGCGGAGCGGTCGATGACCATCCCGCGCTTGATAGCCTGGTGCGAGAGGGAGAACGCATCGGCGAAGTGCGATGACCAATCGTGAACCGGCACATCCTTGATGGTGACGCCATCGCGTTCCTCTTTGGAATGGTAGGCGTCGAGCGCCTCGATGCCATCCGCGCATCCGGCCTCGTTGATGTAAACGCGAGGGAACGCATCGTTGGCGAGATTGATGCCATCCCATACCGAAATCTGCCGTGGCACGGGAATCACGCCAGTCAGCCCGCTGCGGCCCAGTGCCTCCTGCCAGAGTCCGCCGACCTCCGCTGCGGCGTCATGGGGAAGGAAGTGACCACCGTAGCCATACTGCTTGTCCTTGAGCCGTGCTGCCCAGTCCGCAGGCGTCTTGCACTCGTCGCTCCCGGAGAGAGATTCCAGATAGTTGATGCGGTCGCCGACCATCTGCCACACCCAGACCTTTTGGTTGAGCGGAGCGCCCACATCCCAGCTTGTGTAGACCGGCAGTTCCTTAAACCAGAGAATGTCGTTGGTGATGCGCTTCTCAGCGCGGGCCTTTTCGAGGGAGCGCACATAGATCGCGCCGGGGCGACCGATGTTGAAGCTGCACTCGTATTCCTGTGCAAAGGCATTCTCGGTCGTGCCACGCCGGATGTCGGTGAGTTCATCCTGCGGGATGATGTTCGATTCGCTCGCTTTGAGCATGAGCGTGAACCAGTCGTTGTCCGCGCAGGCCCGGTTCCACATCTTCCAGAAAATGTTTCGTCCCTTGGGTGTTCCGACCCATGTCGCCCAGCCTTGGTAGTCGGTGAGCGTTGGCCGGATGACATTGTCCCACGCTGCCGGATCGAGATCAGCGGCCTCGTCCATCACCACGCCATCGAGGTAGATGCCGCGCAGGCGCTCGTAGGCTTCGCCGGAGTAAAGCCGGATCGTGGCCTCGTTGCCGAAGGTGATCGCGAGATCCGCCTTGTTGATCACCACGCCGGGGATTTGGCTGGTGAATTGCACCAGGTATTTCCAAGCAATGTCCTTGGCCTGCTCACGGGTCGGCGCGACATAGGCGTAGCGGAGAGGTGGTCCGCTGCGGCGATGCGAGAGCGCCTTGGCAATCAAGTCTTGGATGCAGACGAATGATTTCCCGGCACGCCGGTGCAGCACCATCACCGACCAGCGTTGTGTGCGGTGCAGGTAGCTTGCAAGCTGCGGTCGCGGGATGATGTCGATGTTAATGGCCACCGATGCGGATGTTGATGTCCATGGCCCCGGCGACCTCGATCTTCTCCGGCTCGTTCCATCCCATCGCCTTCGCGAGCATCTCGCCATACTTCGCGCAGGTCGCCGATTCCGGAGGCATTTCCATAAACCGCTCGCGGAGCGTTTCGAGGTAGGTCTCGCGTTTGTAGGTGAGTTTCGCCTCAGATTTGGCGCGGAGTTCTTCCACTCGCTTGGCGATGTCAGCATTTTTCAGCAATCGTTCCCCGCTCTGACCGGCTCCCTTTTCGGAGTAACCGGCTTTGACATAGGCTTGCGTGATCGACATGCCGCTCGCGTAGGCTTGGCAAAACGCCTCTTGTTTCGGGTTGAGTTTCATGTGGTAATGGTATCAGTCAAAACTTGACTTGACAAGGTTTCGGTTTTTCCCCCTTATAATCCCCCTGTTGTTTGTCTGAAGGTAATTCGGATGGAGGTTCCTTCTTCGGCTTTTGTTTTGGCCTTAATTTGTCGGAACGAGATTTCAACTGACGCCGGATCGTCGTCTGGAATGAGTCCGCGTTTTCGGATGGCGTCGATGAGGAATTTGCATCCGCCAGCAAAGTTGTCAGCATCGAGTGGGTGGCAGGCGATGCGAGTAATGCGGAGTCCAAAGCGTGGCTGGCCTTCAGTTTCTCCTTTGAGAGAGCAGACCAGTGTTTGCCGAGGATTCGGTTGAGTGACGGGGTGAGGTGATCTGGCAGAAACAGATTCAGTTCGTGCGAATGATCCGTCTGGTTTTTCGGTGTAGCCGAGTTGTCGGAGTTGTTCATGCGTCCAGTTCATTAGTTGATATTTTGAGCCACCGGCTGAGAGCGGAGGTGATTTGATTGGGGTTTTTGTTTTCATGCCAGCCGAGGCAGTGACTGGCAGTCATCGCGAACTCGGAGGCGATCTCCTTTAGTTCGTCGCGCTCCTTGCGAACGGCGATGAGTTCGGAGAGCAGAAATTGGTTAAGGCGAGCCGTTTTGCTAATGCCTTTGCTGGCTGATTTTAAAAGTTCCAGCGCCTCGTAGCGATCTTTTAACGCATTTGCCAAAGCGTAACTTAACTGATCCTTATCGTAGTCTATTCTCATTTCGCGCCCTCCTTTAGCTGGTCGAGTTCTAAAATAATCCCATCCGCTTTGCTTTCATAAAACCAACGCAGATCGTCAATCGCCCTCTCCGCGATGTCGCGGAGCTTACTGCACAGAGCTGCGTTCGCATCCGCCCGTCGAGCATCTCGCATGGATTGCTGAATTGCCTCTTCCTTTTCGTTAAGTAGTTGGGCCATTCTATCTCTCGCCTCGTCGCGTTCTTCGGCGAGTTTATTGACTGCCAGCATATGCTCGGTTGCGAGGTCGTCGTATTTCTCACGCGCCTCGTCCCGCTCGCGTTCCAGTTGCTCTGCCCACTCGGTGGGAACAACATGGTTCCCGCGAGCGAGGTCATCCGTTTGTGGTGTTTTCATTTTACCAATCATTTCGTTTTCGTTTGGCTTCGATTGCCCGGCGCTCTGGCGTTGCCGCCCAGAACCGGTCGCAGGCTTCCTTGATCTGCCGGGAAAGCAGGAGCCACCAACGGTCCTCCCGGTCGGAGCCGCAGAACTGAGTTCCTGCGGCCCCTTGGGCGACTTTTTTTCGATTAGAACGAGATTTCGTCATCGGTTGGGGTTGCGGTGCGGGCGGCGAGGATGCGCTCGTTGAGGGTCGTGAGCCGGTCAGCCGGAAGGGGCTGCGAGGAGGTCATGGGGTTAAGCCATCGCACCTTGAGACGCACCTTGCCGTCCTCTCCCTCCTCGGCCTCGATGGTGATCCTGCAGAGCTTGCCGACCCATGGCGCTTTGCCAGCGTTGAGCGTT